TTGGATAGACTAATGGCATACAACTCTTCGGTGTTTGAACCATCTCTGTTATTTAAAGCCCATTTTGCGCGAGTTTCTATTGCAGACGAAACCTTTTTGTCAGACGAAATCTTTTTAAACTTATGAGAATATTCATCAGACTGGATTTTCTTCCAATTAACAGAATTACTTTCTGAGCCACTCTTTCTTGGAAGGCTTTCTCTTTCTTCTATTATACCACTTCCGCTGGATTTGTCAACATCCAAGCCATTCAACTTCCGGATCCGTTCCGTCTGATCCGGCGGCACATACCCGGCAACTGATTTCTTGTAATCCACAACCGCCGTTCGATCCGGCTTATACCGCAGACCGTTGTCGCCGCAGAACTGCCGCAGCGCATCCTGCCGCTGTTTCAGCAGCTGTTGTGCCTGCCTGGCTCCCTCCGGATCTCCGGCAGTCTCCAGCATCATGCACTCCCGCTTGGATTTGCGCACCCGGCGCTCCAGTTCCCGCTGCTGTTGAGATTTCTTGTACGCTTCGGCGTTTTCCTCCTCCGGCTCCGGGAAGTATGTCTGATAGGATATGCCAGGCGTGAACGGATAGATCTGATGTCCGCAGTTGATCCCAAGGATCCCGTCCGGCTCTCCGTAGGAGCTTTCTGACCAAGCATAGTAGCGGATCTTCCTGCCGTGCAGATCGGTGGTGTATCCGCCGCCACCGGAGCGGTTGAAGATCTTGCCCTGATCCTTCGCACATTTTGGGCGTGCGCCGCTGTGGCTGCTCACCTCCACCAGATTCAGACCGTAGTCATCCATGCGGTCAAACTGCGCCTGCTGGGCAGTGTTCGCCGCTGTGGTGCGGATCGCCATGTTCACGTACGCCTCCGGGCTCCACTCCCTGCCGCGCTTGTCCACAAAGGCGGGGATCCCCTTGTCGGTCATTTCCTTGATGCACTGCCGCATTGCCGCCTGCCGGCTTTCTATGCCGGATACTGTCTTGCCCGCAGCCTTGTTCAGCGCATTCAGAAACTCCTGCTTATCCGCCAGCTCTGCCGTGTCATTGATGGCCTTATGCGCTGCGTCCCTGGTCTTGTACCGCATGACGGTGTTCACCATGTTCATAGATTTTCTGGCCTGCCTGGCGTAGGTTTTCAGTGCCCGTGCCATCGTGTCCTCAACGGGCGTGTCCGTGCCGTGCAGGATGCCATCCAGCACCATTTGCCGGAATCCCGGTTCCAGATCCTCCAGGGCGCTGAGCACACCGGCTTGCAGGGTGTCCTGCAGCATCCGGGGTACGTTCTTCACATACTGGGTGATCGTCCGCAGGTTTTTACGATCCAGTGCTCCCAGCTGCGCAAGCATCTGTATCTTCCACTGAGCAGATGGCATGTCCGCCTGTTCTGCGGTCAGAAATGCTGCAATATTCGCAAGCAGATCCGTCTCCAGTCCCGTATACAGATCAGACAGCCCCTGGCTCAGCTGCATCAGTTCAAGCCTGGTCATCCTCACCACCGCCCATCAGATCATCCACAGACAGACCGGATACCGACTGCTCGGATGCGATCCGCTCAAGCTCTTGCCGGGCTGTATCCTCATCGCACTTGAGCACCTCCATAATGGCGGATACCTTGGATTTCAAGCCGGCCTGTACCAGTTTGATGTTGTTGTCGATCAGCGTATTGTCATCGATCACAACATTGTCCTGCCAGCCAACAGTGACTGTGTATGCCCTCCTGGGGAGCTGATGCAGCCATACCCCTAGCGCCACAATGGCGTGGATCACGTCCTCCAGCATCTCTGTCAGCATATTTTTGTTGCACTTGATGGTGCGTGCCGTTTTACTGTCCTGGGAAATGACCTCCGTTGCGGTCTTCAGCCCCTGTACCGCATCGAAGGACAATGCTCCGGCGGACAGGCCTGTCTGAAAGCACAGGATATTCAGCAGAGCGTTGATTGCCCGGACGTGCTCATCCACCCGCAGCTCCATGGTATTGTCCGTGATTTTCAGGCCGTCCCCATCCTCAGCAGAGAGGGCGGTGAAAACCTCATCGTCTGCATCAAAGTATCGGACAAGCTGCCCAGAATCCGTGTCCATGACCGTCTGCACCGCTGTAGACGGGACAATGATCCGCTTTTTCCCAAGCACAAACTCCCGGTAAAAGCTATCAAACGCCACGTCAAGCGCCGCCAGCGTATCCATGGCGTTGGCGTAGATGCTCATGCCAAGGGGAGTATCTATCTGTGCATTATAGCTGACAGCCGGCTTGAAGTATCCGAACATGGGAACGCCCATGCCGTAGTCTGTCTTTGGCTGTGCCTTGATTTCGAGCTCCGAGAGCAGGCATTCAGTTCCAAGATCATTTGCGGAATCTGACCGGAATAGCTTATTGTACACCTGTCCTTTGGCAGTGTACCGCTCACAAAGGGTGTAGATCTTGTCGCTGCAGCACTGTACGGACTGAAAAATACCGCCCCGGATGCGTTTTCCCACCCACTCGGTAGGCACGAATCGATCTGCATGGATATAGTCCAGCACAGGCATCCGATCAGTAGCATACACCTTGACGGCAGCGCCGCCAAGGGCATATGCAGATGCGATAAGGTCCGGCATGCTATCCCAGAAGCTGTTGCTTTCCAGAACATCCAAAATATACTGCTGATACTGCGCCTCGTCGATTGTGATATTGCACTGCTCAGAGAATGTCAGCGCTGCAAATTCATCACACAAGCTTTTTGCTGTGTTCAGCCGCTTTAAAGGACGATTCCCACGGTTGTAAAGCCCGGAGCGCCGAACCGACTTCCAGGGTGGTTCATTCTCAAAGATATCCTTCCAGACAGCAATATACTCGCTGTAGTAGAGTGCCATGTCTGGGACACGCACGTCCGGGAAAGCTGCTGTGCAGGATGCAATTGTGTTCATTCGTCTCCTCCAATCCTTATCATCTGGGGAATGTACATCTCGGTGCTGTATTCAAAAGCATCTAAGCTGTCGATATTGCAGGAGCCATCGTCCAGACGTACATCGGTTTGTTTTTTGTTATCCCATACCGCCGCGCTGAGCGCATCGATGAAGTGGATGCATTGATCCAGGATTGATATGCGACCCTGCGCCAGCATTTGATTTGTAAATCGAATGCGATCCAGAATAGGTGACTTACGTGCATTGTGAATATGAATTGGAATGTGTTCTCTAGATGCTGCCGCACGGATGCCTTTGATTAGCACCTGCTCGGCTGAATCGAAATATATGTCGGATGTTCTCACCTTGCTTTGGCAGCGTCGAATGAAATTAAGCACATCTTTTTCTAGCTCGGTTGGGGAAATGATCTCCTTCCGGTAGTACTCATCCAGTACTACAATGTGCTTTAATCCCCTGCTAAATCCTGTACAAATACCTGCATGCGCAGATCCGTTGCCGCCGAAGTCGAATCCAATAGTCGAGAATGCGATATCGTCAGGGATTGTACCAATTAGGTATCTCCCTTTATTCTCAGCAAACTGCTTGTAGATCACGCCTTCCGCATTAACCCATAATCCACGGATGGCGTAGTGTACAATCTTCCGGATGATGTATATGCCGTTCTTTGCGAAATGTATCGATCGAAAAATACGCCGCTGTACATACTCAGGTAGCGCTGCTTGATATCATCGGACAGGCTCAGATTATCATCCATGCAAAAATGGAGATAGCACAGATCTTTCGGCTTAACGTGATTTTGCTGCATTTCCCACATCCGCTCTTGTGTCACATAGGTGGAGCATACATCCAGCCAATTTTTCTTAAACCAGTGGTTCGGACTCCCAGGATTGCAATTAAACCAAAATTTAGATCCATTAACAGAGCATCTGCCCGTTGCCTGGTTAACGAACGATTCCGGCATGAGCGCAACTTCATCGAACAAAACGCCCGCCAGGGTAATGCCCTGGATCAGGGCGGCGGAGGATTCGTCTGTGCCGCCGAAAATGTAGAATCGATTAACCCGCCCGCCGTGTTGAATCGTTACCAGGTTATCTGTGACACGTTCGGACATGTTATATCCCATGGCCGGCAACATGGATCGCATAGGGCTGAGCACATTCCGGCGGAAAGATCCTATGGTTTTTCCACACATCGCAAATGTCTGCCCGTTGAATGTTGACATAGCCCACATCACGAACGACAGCGACATGCAGACTGTTTTGCCGGATCGGATGGATCCATCTGCGATAATCCCATCCATTTTGTGCACGGGGGATGCATCCGTCCACCAGGTCAGTACCCGAAGCTGCTGCCTTGAGAACGGTTTAAACTGGAACGATGGCTGTTTTACTTGGGTTCCCACGCCGATTCACCCGCCTTTTCAATCGCGTCCAAAAATGTGTTGCTCTCCTCGGCGTCTGCGGTCGTTGCATCCAGCAGCTGCAGGATTGCCTGCAGGTTGGGTGCTACCTGTCGCACCCGGCGGCGCTTGTGCCGTCTGCC